GTAACTTGCACGCGAAAATCAGATAACTCTAGTCTCGTTTTCTCTTTAGTCTAAAATTGTGAATCCAGCATATGTTAATTGCGCTTTCTGTTTTAAATAACCAAACAATCTAACAGCTTACTTTTTGAGTTTGTGAAATTTCGTAATAGGAAATTGTCCAAACCCCTTTTACAAGATTTACGGAAATTAAATTTTGCCCTTTTTTAAAGTTTTACGGAAATTAAAACCTACCCCCGGCTCCTAAATACTAAACTTTTTATTCTTTTTCAAAATAAAAGTACTTGTTTTTCAGATTTACTCATAAGAAAATCGTAGCCATCCAATATGTTCAGAACTGTTTTTGTTTTGAAGTGGCGTCGTTTTATGCGTCGTTGCGGCCATGTGTTCTTTCCGCGAAAAAATTCGCTTGGTAGGACCCTTACTCTTCGGAGAAGTAACCGTAACTTCGTGTTACGTCCACCGACCCCCCCGATCCTACCGCCACTAGGACAAACTCCCACCCCCCCTTCATCTTTTGAGTTATCAACTGATGAAACGAGTTCGACCATGAACTCACATCAAACTGCAGTGCCGTCAGCAACCAAAGAGCACGATTTTGATGCAGTCCCTCAGTCCGGAATAGACTTTATGATGGGACAGCCAGACGGAACTATGAACGAGATAATCTCGACCCTCAAGCTCCTTATGGCGAAGTTCATGACTATTCCTGCGAATTTCGACAACATCGTTAACCACGCTGTTACGACTACCGCGCCCTACATTGAAGCGGGTTGTAAAATGAATGTCACTTTAGACAAAGTGACTGAAATTCTTACTACTTCAGCTTCCTCCCATCTTACCGAAATTGGCACAGGCTTATTCGGTGATGGGTTTTTAGACAAGGCGGGAAAAGCTCTTCTTATGATGGCTTTTCTTTCCTCGGTAATTTACTACTGTGCTGCTCCCACCAACGTTTCGTTCGGTATAATGATAGTTCTTTTTATTGCCGTTCTTTATGTTGAACGTTCCTACATTATTTCATTTATGAAATTTTGCGGTTCTTTCATCCCGTTTCTCGGTTCCCGAGATGCTGTGCCTCAAATCGACTTTGGAGTTAGCGAAATGGCAGAGGCCATTTCAATGCTTCTTTTCGCTTTGAATGTAAAGAATTACAATCTCAAGGCTCTCCCTATGAACATCATTGCTCATTTGAAGAGTTTAAAATCAATCAAGGACTCTGTGAAAGATATTATATCTTTTATGGTCAAACTTCTTGAAATGGTTTTAGACTACGGAAATTTGGGCTCTGTACCTAAATGGGCGAAGTTTTTAAACGTTGAGGACCCTGATGTGCGTGATCTATTCACTAAATGTGATGAAATTCGCCGTAAGAACCAGGACAATGCCCTCGATGTAAATAAGAGCAATGCTAATTTAGTACAGGATGTTTATATCCGAATTACGAACATGTTGCGAACCCTCCCACCCAATGCCCACACTGCTGCTATTATAGCTGGCTTGAAAACTGAACAACACTTTATTTCTAAAGTGTTAGAAGTTTTCAGAGCTGCTAAGCTTACGGATGATGGAAAACGTGTTGAACCTACGTTTGCTGTTTTTGCTGGTGCACCCGGAAATTTTAAGTCTCAGATGATTGATTTCCTGTGCTGCGAATTGCAAAAACGTACTCTCTCTGAAGAGAAGTACAAAGAAGCTACGGAAGATCATTTCCGTTATGTTTTCAAACGTGAACAAGCTAACGTTTATTGGGATGGATACCGTGATCCCCACATTGTGATCTTTGATGATTTGGGTCAGTTCAAGACCTGTGTTCAAAATATCGACAATGAGTTTTCCAGTATCATGAGTGCGGTCAATGAACTGCCTCTTATGATGCATATGGCTGCTGTGGACGCTAAAGGAAATACGTACTTTAAGTCGCGTTTCATTTTAGCTACCACTAATTTTGTTAGTCCTCAGATTGAGAATATTAATTCTCTAGAGGCATATCAACGCAGAATTGCTGCGGCTTTTTATATGGTACCTCGTCGTGAGTTTTGTACAAAAGAGACTCTTGGATGCGCCCCCATGGATCGCAAGTTGGATAAAGCCAACCCGAACCTTGTTAGAGGTTCAAACGGTCAGATCAAGACCCACCCGGATTATCATTCTGAGTTCATTAGATATGATCCGAAATCTCCCGCCAACATCTTAGGCGTTTTCACTTTTCAACAGGTAGTGAATCTTTTAGTTGAAGATTATAAACTAAAAGACAGCTACTTTTCACAGAAAATGGAAGAACTGGAGGATGCCTATAATGGTATCTATCTAGATGATGTTCCCACCCCCGCTCCCAGAGAGAAGGAACCTGATTATCATCAGGAAACCGCCTTGGAAGGCAAGCTCAGACTTCGTAAAGAAGCCTTAGATAGAGCTGCTACAAGGCGGAAACGTGATGAGAAGCGCGTTTTCACTAATGAAAGCGTACACATCAGTGCTCACACAGTCATCAAGGGTAAACAGAAGAAATTTGTCGTTAACTCTTACCGTTTTCCAAATAACGGTGAAGGCTGTTCAGCCCGTCCTCAAATGGGTGCTCCCGCCTCGTCTCGTCCAGAGTCGAACCCTGCCCCTCCTGCCGGTCCCGTTATAACTGGCGTAATACCTTCAAACATGTTGATCATGTTGGAATTACACGTTAATGTCATGCGAATGCCGGATTTTGTTCCCCAGCTACCTCCCCCTGTTATTCATAACTTTGCCTTGTTCACTGGCGAAGATGGACATACAGTTCGAATCTCTGATTCAGAATATTCCTATCTTTTAATGATGGGAGTTTTAGCCGAAGTAGATGATGAGGAGGATGAGGATGCTGTTCCTCAAATGAATTCTGAGAGGACCCAACAGTCCGCTGAGGAATCCATTTACGAGGAAGCACCTCCTGGTATGCCAACCATGTCTGAGATTGAAGCGCTTGAGGATGAGGAGTTTGATTTTGATGATCTTTGTACTAAGATTGCTGAAATCAACCCTCTTGAAAATGCTATTCTCTTGGACACATGGATGATTCCTTTGGTAAAGGCCTATAGGAAAGAGCCTGAAAAATTTGCTACTAAAATGCATGTTATTAGGACTCTTCTTGCTCAATTTGCGAACTACTTTGTTACTGACGATGATGTCAGTATTTTTGTTCGCATTTTGTTCGCTACAGGTAAAGAGCTTTACCCTAAGTTTTCTAGTCGTGTCAACGATGGAGATTTTACGACATTTCTTATTAGAAATACAAATTTCCTTGCCCAAATACGCGACACTCCTTTGAGGATTCGTGTTAACGAACCCACATTTGCGTGCATGAAGAAAACATGGTCTGAGTCGTTTACAGAGTATAAAAATACTTTGTATACTTCTGCTTACCCGGCTTTCAAGCAGGCGGCTGTTCTTTTAAAGCAGTATGCTCCTGTGATAGCTCTTGCCGTAGGTTTGTTCACTACTGTTCTAGTAGGTGTTAAACTTTTCGGCGGGAAATCAGAGGAAGAAGAACTTCCGGTTGATGAGACCGATATTTTTAATCCGCAATCAAAGGATGAACATCACCTCGATCCTCGAGGTAAACGAGTCGCCCGTAAGGGGCGCATGCGTAATGTTGAAGGACAAGAGCCCCGGGAAACTGAGGCTCATCCTACTCCAAATGGCAGGCCCCAAATGGGAGTTGATGAAGATAGGGCTTCTTTTGAGCTCTCTCAACGTATTTGTAATACTAGCCTTGTTCAAATTGAATATTGCTGGGAAACACAAACTGAGAGAATGGGTCATGGGCTTATTATATCTGATAGGATGATGTTGGTACCCCGACATTATTACACTATTGGTAAGGTAAGAGCCTTGAAACCAGCCTATAAGGATGCTTCTATCCGTCTAACCTTTCGGTCAACGTCCCCTGATCACCTGATAGAGTCATTCATCACCACTGATGAATTTTATGATGAGAAAAATTGGGTTGAAACCCCTAATCTCACCAAACTCGATCAGGCCCTCTATGTTTTGCCGCCCGATTCAGCCCGCACTTATCGCAATATTCTGAAGAATATTGCGGATTTGCACTACCATCGAAATAATGTCGCAGACATGGGATTTCTGATGGGTTTCGAAGATCATCGCGATATGCATTCTGTATTTCGCATTATTCGAAAGGCCAATCAAGGCGTCATGCACACTGATACTGGTAGATACGTGATAAGTAGTTCTTATATTTATCACAGTAGTACTGACTATGGAGATTGTGGTACTCCGTTATATGTTATCGACAAATCTTCTTCTAGTGCGAAGATTATTGGTATGCATGTAGCCGGAACTACCTCATCTCCTAGGATGGGAATTTCTACTGTTCTTGTGCGTGAGTTTTTAGAGGAAGCTCTGCTTGGTGTACCGCAAATGTACCAAATAGACACCGTCGATAATAACTTTGAAAAGTTAGAAGAGATGGAACTTTATAATAATAAGTTCCGTAATGCATTTCATGATGTTTATCGACAAAATGACTCCCCCCGATCCAAAATTGTTCGGTCCCCTTTATATGAAGCATGGGGCCCGGCTATTTCAAAACCGGCATTCTTGAGAGTTGCTATAGTTAACGGCGAGAAAATCGACGTTAAAGCTAATGCTTATTCAAAAGTTGCGGTTGGTAGGTGGAAACTACCACACAAGCTCATTCAGCAAATTGGAACTAGCTACCTACAGGATCTTTTAGTTCATAAAGTAAAAGATTGCCCAAAAAGGTTGTATACCTTCGAGGAAGCTATATGTGGTCTGTCTGAAGATATAGACTACGGTTCAGTTGCTCGAAATACTAGTCCCGGATATCCTTATATCTTTGAACCTGCAGTTAAACGCTGTGGAGGTAAAAGATATTGGTTTGGAAAGGACGATGTATATGCAATGGACAATGATAGAGTTGCACGCCTCAAAAAGAAATGTGAAGTAATTATCCGTTTAGCCGCTGTCGGAAGACGTAGCGAACACGTTTTTATTGACTTTTTGAAGGATGAAAGGCGACCTATCGCGAAAGCCGATGCTGGTAAAACGCGCATGGTCAATGCAGGTCCTATGGACTATTTAATCATCACGAGGATGTACTTTGGAGCTTTTGCAAACTGGTTCACGAAGAATCGATGTTTTAATGGCTCAGCTATTGGTGTTAACCCTTATTCGAAAGAGTGGCACGTTATAGCTGATTTGTTAGAACAGTTTGGAAGAGATCTGAGGAACGTCGGAGCTGGTGATTACAGTTCGTATGATGGATCTGAGAAACCAGTTGTCCACGATACCATCTTGCAGATCATAAACAAGTGGTATGATGATGGCGAAGAAAATGCCCTCATTCGAACCGTGTTATGGGCCGAGCTCGTCCAGGCTCGTCACCTTAGCGGAGATATACAGTATACTGCTGTAATGTCGCTCCCTTCTGGACACCCGCTCACAGCTCTTGTCAATACCATGTACAATGCTATTGCATTTAGGTATTGTTGGTATAGAGCAAACAAGAATGACTTAAGTTCATTGAAGTCGTTCACCAATTTCGTCTACACGATCATGCTTGGAGATGATAATGTCTACAGTGTCCATCCTGATTATACTGATATCTTTAATGATGTCAATTTAGAAGGTTGGATGTTAGAATTTGGTCTTATTTATACAAATGAGACTAAGACATCATCCATGAGTGATCTTAGACACCTCACAGAGGTATCTTTTTTGAAAAGAACCTTCCGATTTGAGGAGACCCAGAGTTGTTATGTAGCCCCGTTAGATCTCGGGGTAATACTCGAAATGCCTTATTGGACAAAGTCCAAACAGGCTATAAGTATTACTGAGAGTAATGTTGAAACTTCGATTATGGAATTAGCATTACATACTCAAGCCATATATGATGAATGGGCCCCAAAAATTGTTAAGGCTTGTGAGGAGAATGACATTGTAGTTCGTGCCGACAACTACTTTGTGCAAATGGCCGCAACGACCAAGGCAGAGTGGTATCTCTAAGAACTACCACGACCATCAAGTCGTAAAAAGGAAACGTTAGCTGATATCTTAAGCAACTATCACCCAGTAATAATGAATAACACAACAATTATCAATATTCCCTACTTACAAACATATTTTCAGGTTTGTGAGAGTGATTTCTCTGAAAATATCTGGTTATCTTCCCTTCGAGATAGTGAGATTAACACTGAAGGACTAGTTTTTGTTCCACAGTCGGGAGTTAATCCCGGCATGTCCACCAGTGACGCCGGAGCTCCTTCCGGAAATTCCGTCACTGTTACCGAGATCACAGGTTCAACAATGGATGCCACTGCTGATGCTACTGTCAGAACTGTTGTAAAAGAGGCGCAGGTATTTTTGCCTTCGCAACTTAGAAACAGTGCCGCTGACGGGACTCATCCAGACATCGCATTTTACCTACGGAAACCAGTTAAAGCTGAAGTTGGAAATTTTTCCATCACAGACAGTTCATCGACCTTTAATGTTACGTCAATTTTTGACCCCATTAAGGTGCACAATGTGATGTTGGACAAGCTACGAGGTGTTTACGCCTTTAGGGCTACCACAGTTTTAACTTTACAAGTCAATGCTACGCGTTTTCAATCTGGTAGATACATTTTGGCATTCCTTCCTACGGGGGGAGCTCCTACCTATAATGAATCTACCAAAACTCTTAAGAGAATGCGCACATATACTGCGACGCAGGTTACCCAGTTGTTGCATGTTGAGATAGACTTGTCTAGAGATACAGAGGTTACTCTCAGAATTCCCTATACTTGTTTTGCAAACTCAACTCCAATGACAAAAGTAGCCGCTGCGTTTGAGAACCATGTTCCTGGGTTTTTCTTCTTATATCCATATATTGCTTTGCAATCTGGATCTGGAGATAATACCTGTGCATATACCTTATGGGTTCATTATGAAGATGTAGAACTCATGGGTAACATGGCTCCGCAGATGGGTGCTGAAAGAGGATTTTCCGCGAAGGCCCTGAATAAGGGTAAAGATGTCCTTGGTATGGAAATTTACAGTGCTGGCCCCGTTGAAAGGGCGGTGAATAAAGTTCGCGTTTTGGCTGATCAAGTCACGCGCATTCCTACTTTAAACGCCATTGCTGGTTCTGTTTCATGGCTCGCCGATGTAGTCGGCGGTGTCGCTAGTATGTTTGGGTGGTCAAAACCCATCATTGTTGCACCGATCACTAATGTGCACAATGAAATATTTAGCGCCATGCCTAATTCTGATACGCATGATCAAAGCGTGTCGATGGCTCTAACCAAGGATAATCGTATTGATGTCCTTCCTGGTTTTGCAGGGTCTAGTATAGATGAAATGTCGATTGATTTTTTCAAGCGTCAGTTTGCGTTCTATATGAAGGTTGATTGGACAGCGGTTCAAACTGCTGGAACACGTCTCTTTAAGATTCCCTTAGCCCCTGGGAATTTTTATAACACACATACGGGTCCACTTTCTAGGACTGTCTATTCGTACACACCAGTTGCGTATTTGTCCTCTCTTTTTAATTATTATAAAGGAGGTCTTCGTTTTCGTCTTAAGATAGTCAAGACAGAATTTCATTCTGGAAGGCTTATCTTGGGATACTACCCTTGTGATTCGTGTATTGATGAGACTGGTACTACTGCTACATATGATAATTTAGATTATGTGCAGAAGACCGTTATTGATGTTAGAGATGATATCGAATGGGATATCGAAATTCCGTGGATTTCTACCGTTCCTTGGAAAGGTAATGGAAGAAACGGACTTGAAGGTGATCCCTACGGTTGGTTCTGTTGTTTTGTACAATCGCCCCTTCTCGCCCCTGATAGTGTTGCAAGCACTGTAAAAATCTTGCTCGAGGTTGCTGGATCTGATGATCTAGCTTTTGCATCCCCTCGTCAAAATGGATTCACGGCTTACGGCCCCGATGCTATATTAGCTTCTCCTCAAATGGGAAGTGAAACGGTTGATCTAGGCACCATTGGTGTTACTGATAAACACGCCACTTCCTTTAATGATGAAGCTTGTTGCATTGGGGAAGCAGTAACTTCACTGCGCCAGTTGCTCAAAAGACCTGGTCCGTATATTCCCTACTCGAACTCTAAGACGCTTTACTTCTACCCTGACCAGGTAGGGATATTTGCGGAGAGTTCGGAAGCCATACCCGCTATTGTTACTCATGGAGTAGATATGATCAGTACAATAGCTTGTTGTTATGCCTTTATGCGTGGTTCATTACGCTTTAATATGGTTCCGATAAATGTAACGAATGTTACAGATATCGATTCCTTAGTTCAGTGGACCTTCCACCCCCTTCATTTTGATGAAGGTGCTCCAGATACATATCGCGTTATTAAGAGCGCTAGGTCTGCAGCAGCAGCGTTAAGTTCAATCGCTATTGCTGAATGGTCTAGATTTGGAGCTTTTGCTGCTGGTCTTCTGAAGTGGGGTATTTCATACTCTATCCCCTACTACTCATCCACCCATTCAACCCCTGTTTGCGAGCGTTTCGTCAGCGCTGATGTAAACAGAGAATACATCTATCAACCTGGTCAGGAAGGCCAATCTAACGCTCTTGTTGGAGTCTTCGTTTCCACTGTTGGTAACCTCAACACCACCGTTATGCGACATACCGGTGATGATTTCAACCTCGGATTTTTCTCCGGGGTACCCCCTCTCATTGTTTTAGGTTTAACCTAGAACCCAGGCTGTGGTCCTGGTATTCAAATCTTTACCACACATACGACACATATATTTATTTCTTTCGGTTTTCATATATGTCTAGTCCAGTCCTCCCCGGAACGTATGTGTGGGGACTGGATGCCTGACATTTCATCTTTTCTTTTCTTCCTTCTTTTAGTTTAGTTTCGACGTCCTGTTAGTTTCCCGTTTTCGAATAATTGGGCCCTTTGTTATAACCATTAGATACGTTTTTGTATCACCCCCATGTAACATTGGTCTCGCTAGTTTTTTGTTAAGGACGTGTAATAAAAATGCCACGATAATCATTGTTGATCGCGCTCGTTCGCGCGCGTTTGATTAGCATTTTTCTGCAAAAAAAAAAAAAAAAAAAAAAAAAAAAAAAAAAAAAAAAAAAAAAAAAAAAAAAAAAAAAAAAAAAAAAAAAAAAAAAAAAAAAAAAAAAAAAA